GCAACAGTGTGCTCTTCACTCATGAGGTTCTTCCTCCCTAATCAAATCCTGCTTGCTTGCGGGCGACAGCCAGGTCTTGCTGGCTGATCTTGGCCCTGCTGGCCTCGGCCGTCCGCATAGCGCGCTTCCTCTCGGCGGTCTTGTGCTCTTTCCGTATAGCAGCCGCCGCATCGGGGTCGCCCTTGTGGGACTGCTCCCTGATGTATCGTGCCTCGTCCCGGTGCTTCTTCATCTCCGGGTCGGGCGAATATTCTACCAGCCCGCGCTCCTTCATCACCCTGTCGCGGTGCTCCTTGCCCCTGATGTCCATCCCCAGCGCCTTGTCGTGATAGAAGTAGTTGCATCCCCCGGCGACGGTGTCGCCTTGGATGGTCGGCAGGTCGCACGACCACGCCCGGTGCTGCCCCCTGTTGAGGGGGAGGCCGCAGTCGGTGCACTTCACCTGCGCCCAGTTGTCGCCCATGCCCATGATGTGCTCGCTGACCACGGAGCACTCGGGGCACTGTAGGCTATAGATCGGCATTACGTCGCCCCCCTCATCCTGGGCACCTGCGCTCCGGCGGCGCTCTGTGAAACCGCGTCGGCCTCGTTCGTGGGCGGTCCGGCCTCAGGCGACGGCTGCGGCGGCATGGCCTGCATCGCCAGCATCTGCAACTGCATCTGCGCCGCGTTGACCAGGGCCTTGATGCCGCGCTCGTCCATGATGTCGAACTTCTCGCACCACATCCTGACCAGGGCCTCGTCGGCGGCCAAGAACGGGAACTGCCCGAACAGGCTGGCCAACTGAATGATCTGCGCGCCCTCTGCCCTGTCGTCTGGCGGGGCGATGTCCCTGACGTCCACGTCGGCGTCGAAGTCGCCCTTGATCATGTCCCAGTCGGCCACGCCGGCGAACACCTGGCCGTCAGAGCCCTCCACCTGTACGGCGCGGGTTACGGTCATGTTCGCCTCTAGGCTGTTGTCCAGCTTGCGCAGCACGCCGCGCCAGAACTCGCGCATCTGGGCCAGCTCAAACTTGACGCGGGACCCGGAGTGCGCCTCTTGTGCGTTCGTCTCCGTCGCGGTTCCGCCGGACGCCTCGCCACGCGCCGCGGTTGACAGACCGGACACCTGGTTGAAGTTGCGCTCCGCCCGCTGAATGGCCTTGGCCACGTCGTAAGACTGCGAGGGGGCCATGAGCGGCCAGACGTTGCCCTGTGGGTCCACGCCCGGCTTGGAGTCGAACTCGACAACCTGTAGGTCCTCGTCGGAGTTGAACTTGACAAGGTTCTTGGGGTCGAGGGCGCCCTTCTTGAGCCCCCACTTGCGCGTGTTGCGCTTGGCTGCGCGCAGCTCCATCTGGCACAGTATGTCGTACTCTTCGTTCAGCGGGGCGAGATCCGACACCTTCGGCCGCGGGTACGGCTCTCCCAACACCTCGTTCGGGCACAGGAACATATACGGGTGTCCGTCCACCCCGCGGGGCAGCGGCCCGTCTCGCAGATACTTGCCGTGGCCGTCGGCCAGAACGATCCACTTCTTGTTGACAAGGTCCCAGAAGTGGAACAGCCTGACCTTGCGCCAGCGCTCCTCGTCGGTCCCGTCCTCCGTAGCGAAGGCGGAGTCCTCCCAGCGCTTGCGGTATTCGTCGTCCTCGTAGTCGCCGATCCAGTCGCCCTTGAGGTCGTCGGTGTTCTCCAACATCTTGTCGGCCTTGACGGCCTCAAGCGTCCTGACCTCCATCTCGCACACCCAGCGGTGGGTGGAGAAGTCGTTGGTGCCGTCCGGGTCGAGGATGATGTCCCTGTAGTTCACCCACTTGACAAACCAGTCCTCCCACAGCGGGATAGACGACCTGTCGATAAGCCTGCCGTCCTCGGACTCCATCGGCAGCCCGTCGGCAGGGGACGTGGCATACTGGCTGAAGTCCAGCTTGCCGTCCTCGCCTATGGGGATCGGCTGGGCGCCGTCGGGCTCGGGGTTCTTCTCAAACTCCGGCAGGTAGCCGATCTTTACCGCGCCGAACGCTAGGTCCGATGCCTTTACTACGCGGCCGGACGTTGCCTGAAGCCCGAACTCCGGGTGCTCCAGCATGTTGTTGATGATGGCCTCGCGCACCTTGTGCTTGACCACCGGGCGCACGATAATCTGGCCCGCCTCGTCTACGGCGGGTTTACCGTCCTCGCCGAGCACCGGCACCGGGATCTCGTTATACCCGTCTTGGTTTTTGGGCCTGAACTTCGCGCGCGGGTTGTTGAAGGCCACGGCTGCGCGGTGGTTCTGGATGTAGGCGCCGACAAGGTTCGTGGTGGTTTCGTCGCCAGTACCGTACCCGTATTTTCTGTCTCCAGCGGCGGCGCCCCTGACCGACCAGTGCTGGGCCTTGTCGAAGCACTCGTTTTTAGACCAAGCCGGCAGCTCCTCCTCCTGGCGCTTGAGCCCCCTGTCGATCTGGCGCATCAGCTCCTTGACGCCGTCCTGCACCGGACCGCTGAGTGTCTTCAGCCTCTCGCTGTCAGCCATCTTCCTTCTCCTCTATGGCGTCCCTCAGGGCCTCGACAAAGTCGATGAAGACGCGGTCGGGCTCGTAGCTCTCAAACTCGAATATACAGCTGGCCGTCAGCGGGCTGTACCCGACGGCATGCAGCAGGTCAACATCAACCACGGCTGCCGATCTACATGACACTGATCCCACCGGTCCTTATCTGTGACGCCAGGTCGCGCGCCTCCATCTCCTTGAACATCGAGTCCATCGTGAGCGGCCTTGAGTTCCAGTCGATTTTGCGCTCCTTCTCGACATGCCCGGAAGGCTCCGTGTCGAACAGCATCGCGTCGGCGTCGAAGGAGTGGTTGTCCTTGTCGCGGACCTTCTCCTTCTTGTTGCTGCGGAGTTCGACGGCCTGCGAGGCGTGCTCCGCCCAGCGCAGGTTGGCGTACTCCTGACGAGTGTGGGGGCAGGCGGCGGTGATGTAGGCCTTGGGCGAGGTCGGGTCCGACCAGTACTCGGACTTCAGCCGCAGGATGTGCGGTATGTCCGCGCCGCGCTTGCCCCGTACGAAGTGGACTCCGTGCTCTTCAAACTGCTCGTGAATCGTGACAAGATCGCCATCGCGGTTGCGCTGTGTCTTGTTCATCATCGACCAGTCACAGACCTTGTACTCGATGCGCCCCCAGTAGGGGCACCTCTTCATACGCGCAACGAAATCCCCCAGGTTCACACAGGGCTCATGCAGCTCCCACACCTTGTACGCCGTGCCGCTGGGCTCTACGCCCCACACGCCGAAGTGCGACGGGTTGACCGACCCGTAGTCGAACCCGGCATAGAACCTGAAGCGCGACAGCGCCTCGTCCACCGGGATCTCTGGAACGAATATCGGGCTGTCGGGCGTCAGGAACGGGAACACCGGCTCCCCGCCGCCAGCGTTGTAGTCTATCTCCATCTCGGTCTTCCAGCCGGTGGACTCAAAGCCGCCGACGTAGCCCTTGACCGCGTCGGCGATCCACGCAGCGCCGTCGCGCTCGGGGTCCTTCGCGGGGTCCGCGCTGTAGTGCACCTCCAGCACCCAAGTACCCGAAGGCGTCCGCCGCGACCGCAGCCCCTTCGGCCACTCGATACCCAAAAGATCCAGCCCTCTCTGGACATCCGGGTGGATCTCGCCCCACTCGGGCTCACCAGACGGGCTCTCAAGCACCATCTGATTGAACGCGGACCCCGCGTCCACTGAGCTGACACTGATGATCCTGCCGCCCCCGGTAACCGCCGGCTTGGCCGCGACCATCGACGGGCCGTACTCCTCCTGGAACGCCGACTCGTCAGAGACGATCAGCGACGGGGTGTACTGCCTGATCTGGTGCGCGCCCTGGGGGATGGCATTGATCTTGCTGCCCTTCCACGGGATGCGCACGCCCTCCGATGATATGTCCGTCTGGCTGAACGTCAGCACGCCGACCTGGTTGCCCCTGCCGCTGACGACGTTCGGGTCGGACAGCCATCCCGGCAGGTGCTGGATGATGAAGTCCATCCTGCCGTCGGCCGGGTTCTTCGCCCCCTGCGTCGTCTGCGCGAAGGCGTCCTCTTCCTTCTTCGTCTGATAGACCGTGTGCCGGTACTTGCCGGACATGGTGTGCCAGATGGCGAACGCGCAGGACATCCAGGACATCCTGATCTGCCGCGACTTCGGTATGGCGAGTACCGGGCACGCAAGCATGTAGAGGAACACCACGATCATGTACACGGCGCTGTCGGCCATCAGCCGCTTCACCGGGTTGTCGTGGTCGTGGCTGTCCTTGGTTTTGACGTGCTTGAGGAACTTCCACAGCCCGGAGTCCGTGTACCCCATCTCGGGTGTACCGTAGACCTACACCTCGGC